CGAAGGGTGCAGGCGATAACGTAACACAATTAATTAAAGACGGTGTCCTTGGAGCTTTTTCTGTTGGTTTCAAAGTCAAGGAAGCCGATTATATGACTGAAACTGACGGATATAAAATAAAGGACGCTGAACTTTTCGAAGTTTCTGTAGTATCTGTGCCATGCAACCAAGGGGCAACCTTTGGACTTAGCAAGTCATTCGATAGTATGGAAGACTACAACAAGTATAAGCAAACTTTTTATAAGGCTAACTCAAACGATTCAGCAGACGCTGTTGAAATTGAGCAGCCAAGTACGGCGAAAGCCAAAGATATGGAGACAAATATGTCAAAAGAAAATACATCTCCTGAGAGCAACCCCGAGTTTAATCTTGAGTCGTTTGCCGCTGAAGCTGCTGAAAAAGCAGTTGCTCAGTATGCAATGAAGCAAGCCGAACTTAAAGCTGCTGAACAGAAAGCTGCAGAAGAAGCAACTGAAAAAGCTGCTAATGACGCTGAAGTTCAAAAAGCCTCCGAGGAAGCAAAACAGGAAGAGCAGAAAACTGTAATCCAAGCTGGATTAACAGGTGCTGAAAAATTAATGTCTGACGTTGAGAAACGTGTGAACGACAACCACTCTAACTTAGAGACTGTTGTTAAATCACTAGAAGCTCAATTAGCAGAAAAGTCTGAAGAAATCATGAACATTCGTGAGTCTAAAAGACATTTCTCTGACAGACAAGGTAACAACAGCGATTGGAAAAAATCATTCGAGCAAGATATAGCAGACGCTAAATTTGCAGGTCTAGCAACTGGACGCGGATGGGACACCCCAATAGCAAAATCTTTAATGGAAAAAGTAAATCAACATTCAGGTGTTGAAGTTTCTTCCGTAGATTTTGAACAAGTTGTTTCAACAAACATCGAAAGAGATATCGAAAACGAATTAGTATTGGCTCCTCTATTTAGAGAAATTCCAATGGCTTCTGCGAATATGATTATCCCTATTCTACCAGATGCTGGTTACGCTGAATTTGCTTCAGCTACAGCCGCTAGTGGATCAGCCCCTTATGGTAACTTAGAGACCAGAGGAGATACATACGGAGCACCTTTCGCTGGTGTAACTATGACTGAAAGGACTCTTTCAACTAAGAAACTTATTTCTCAGTCTTTCCTAGGAAATGAAACTGAAGAAGATGCAATCATGCCGATTCTACCTTTAATTAGAGAATCTATGGTAAGATCACACGCTAGAGCAATTGAAAACTCAATCCTAGCTGGTGATGATGCTGACGGCGTATTCGGAACAAGTGGAGCTTCTTTTGAAGGTTTACTACATTTAGCACGTAATGACAGTGATTTAACACAGTCAGCTACTGCTTTTGCTACCGATACAGTTACAGCTGCAGAACTTCTTGCAATGAGAAAAAACATGGGTAAATATGGTGTTAACCCGTCTGAAGTAGTTTATATCGTTTCACAACGAACATATTACGAACTACTAGAAGATGCAGAATTCCAAGATGCTAATTTAGTAGGCGATATGGCTACTAAACTAAGTGGTGAAATTGGTCAAGTATTCGGTTCAAGAGTACTATTATGTGACGAGTTCGCTACTCCAGCAGTATCTAAATTCGCTGCTATCGCAGTTAACCCTAGAAACTACGTAATTCCAAGACTCAGAGGCGTAACCGTCGAGTCTGACTACGAAGTTGCTGCACAGCGCAGAGTACTAGTAGCTTCACAAAGAATTGGCTTCAGCGATTTAATCGATGGCGTTACTTCTAAATGGGCTTACCAGTATAAAGGAAGTTAATATTTAGCTTAGACAGGATTCGTGGGGCGGCCTTAAACGCCCCACACTTTTAATAATTATGGCAGATTTAATAACAGTACAAGAGTATAAGAACGCAGAAGGCATTGTCAACTCAAAAGAGGACTCACGTCTTGATATTATTGTACCCCAAGTTAGCGACCTTGCCAAGAAGTATTGCGGTACTTCTTTTGTTGATTATTATAGTAGTGATAAAACCGAAACTTTTTCAGTTAACGACAACTTTACCAGTACTATAATCGTCAGTGAAAGTCCACTTATAAGTGTGACTACGCTAAAAGAAAGAACAAGTTATGAGGGTGCATATGACACTCTTGCAACAAGTGACTACGAATACTATGTAGACACTGCGGCAGATGCAATAGTAAGAACAACAAAGAGTGGAACAAAGAAAGCATTTCCACAAGGAATGGGAAGTGTGCAGATCGCATACAGAGCAGGCTACAGTGCCGCTCCAAAAGATCTCAA